TCCCTCTTTACACTCCGCATTTTGAGCGGGTTGTTGTTGTTTAGAGTCGACGAGGTGATTCAAAGTACCTGATTTTGGATCGTACGTTATTATAAAAACGAAAGCTGCTAAAAAAATGAGTTGCCAAAACATTTATAATAAGTGGCTAAATTAAATTTAATTGTTTAGTTGGAATACATCAAACCACCCATACCATTTTCGATGCGGAGGATGTTATAGTTGACGGCATATAAAGTTTTATCGAATATTTTGTTATCGGAAACGAGTCTCGCCGAATCGAGTCTACTAAAGTTGAGGGACCCGGTTGGTTGGAGCTTAGCCGTATTGAGACAGAACGGAATTCTTAAAGCATCGGTGTCCATATTTGTGTAATCTACATGGTAAAAAGACATGGCATTTGTAAAATGTGGTACTACATTTTTGAAATCGGTGACATCTACGCCGTTTATTTGGAGTTTGAGTTTTGTTAAATTGAAGTTAGGTGAAGTTTGTAAATCGTTCATATCAGTCGAAGATTTTGCGACTAAATATTTTATTGGGTGATTAAATGGTAATTCTTGTATTCTGGAATTCGAAGAAATGACTTTTTGAGTTTGTGTAATAAGCATGTTTTGTGGTGTAGACGATAAAGCTGAACGTTCATCCGTATCGAGGTGAATGAATTGGGCATAAACTTCCGCATCAGCGGTAGCGGTATCACCCCACGTAATTCTTAACTCAACGTCGTGGTATTGGAGTGCAACCAATGGTAAAGCCGACTGAACGTCTTCGCAAAACGAAAATCGGAGTGGGTAAAATCTATCGTTGACGTGATCATGAAGGTGTTTTGTAAAAGTTTGGTTACCTACATTTTTAAAGAGTTCTCTGGAAAATTCGTCAGTATGTTCATCAATAACTTGACCACCGATTAACAATTCAACCTTTGAAATGCGATCTGCCCATGATACACCATTTGGATTTCTGTTAGTAATGTAGACGTATCCGAGCATGTCGCCTTTTCTTTCGAAACGAACGGTGGACATACCATTCGCAGTTGGGTTGCCCTGGATAACTTGTCTTTCGACAGTTTGGGCGAAATTCGTGTGACGTTTGTAGTTAGATCTAAAGAAGGAAACTTCGGGTTGACCGACAAGGTGCGCGTCTTGTGCGCCTATAGCAACGAGTTGAGCAATACCTCCAGACATGTTTTTATATTATAGTAAGGTTTTATTTTTTTAAATTAAGAAAATCCGATTGCATTCATGTAAATGTTTCCGTAAAGGTTCGATAGGGTCATGAGTGCGTGTTTATCTTGGGCGACCGAAACGTCGGATGTCATGGCGTAAAAATTGACGTTCGTCATGGTAGACGAAATGTTTATGGCACCCCCGTCTGCGAGTATAGGAATAACGATTTGTGCGCCTGTTATGAGATTGGAGAATACAAGATTGGAAACGTCGGTTGTAGAAACGACGAGTGGTGCCGTTCCGTACGTTTTTTCTTTTGCGTCTACCGTTATTGTACCTGAAGTTACCGAAGCCGTTATATCCGTATTCGTTAATTTTATGTTTTGTGAAGTTGTGTTTCCTGAAACGGTTATGTTGTTTGCTGTGATAACGTTCGATTCTATACCTTCAATTTGAAGTACATTTGAAGTTACATTTGATCCTGATGCTGAACTTACAATATCGTCTAATCCAAACGGTGATGCCGCTATGGTTAATGCACCTAGAGTAATGTTATTCGCGGAAATGTTCCCTCCAACCGTGAGTACATTGGAACCGTACGTATTTATTATTAAGTTTGAACCTATGAATACATTTGCATCTTGTTCGGTTATGTTATCGAACGATGAACCACCTTGACCTCCTGAATCGTAAATTTGACCGGTTGTCGTATCGTAGGATAAAACGTTTCGCGTTGGGGACGCGTAACTTGGATCGAGTTGGATTGTATCTACTACAAAAAAACCGTTTTTGGAGCCCGGTGTTAAAGATTGTAATGTAATCTTATCATCGAATGCAATGTTTGAAGCTATTTTTATACCAGCTGTTGCATTTGAAAACTGGACGACGTTGGATGTTACGTTATCAACATTTACTACATCGTGTAAGTTTGGTGTTGCCGTTTGTATACCTGTAAGTTGGGAACCGTTACCGAACAAATAATTTGCTTCTACGTTACCGTAAACATTTAAAGTAAAATCTTCGCCCTGTTTTATAGTTATATCGGAATCACCTGCGTGATTATCGGTAAAACCTATAGCAAATTCCGTTCTATTTTGGTCGTATCCTACGTATACATTGTCTGTACTGGATGGACGTGCGAGTAACAAACCGGAATCGACTGACGAAGATGCATCGCCAAGTTGAATAATTGGGTCTTTAACAACGAGATTTTGGGTATCTACGGTTGTTGTTGTTCCGGCTACTCGTAAATTACCCATTATTTCCGTGTCCCCGTCGACGCGTAATTCCCAATCACCGAGTGCTGGTGAACCTGTACCTACATAAATAGTGGAAGCTGTAACGGTATTTTGACCTGCAATTGCACCATAAATACCATTCGTAGCAACGACATTATCGGCAACAACGTTACCATTCAATGTAATCACACTTACGTTATCACCAACGACATTACTATTCAAAGTAATTGCACTTACATTATCAGCAACAATGTTACTGTTTATGGTTAATGCGCTTATTGTAGAAGCATTTATAGTGTTTGCACCCGCAATTGTTCCAAACATGTTCGTAGTAATGACACCATCCCCAATGACATTACCGTACACTGTTGTTACACTTACATTATCCCCGACGACGTTACCGTTCAAAGTAATTACACTTACATTATCCCCGACGACGTTACTGTTTACGGTAATTGCCGTTAAATCACCAGACGTAAGTGTTAAGTTGTTTTGTGTGATGATATCACCTAAAACTCGGAACGTGATAAGATTTGCGTCTGTATATAATACATGGTTATCCGTGACGACATTATCTGTGTATCCAAGCACTAATTCGTGTCCGTAATTATCTTGACCATCGGGTTCGCCGTGGTGTATAAACGCGACGTTATGTTCGGGGTGTCCCATGATTATACCAACGTCGAGTGAATGAGACACGTTGTTATTTGCGATACCCAAAACGCGATCGTTAATAACTAAAGAGTTTGATTCAATAGTGAACGTGTTACCTAGAACCGATAAGTTACCGGTGATTTCGACATTTGATGATATTGTAGTTGTATCACCACTATATTCTATGACGGAATCTTCTAAAATGTTATCTGAACCTACGATTGGTATAAAACCTGACGTTAATCCCGAAATTTTTACCGTAGTAGATTCAACGTTATCGGTTATGACGTTACTTTCAACGTGTAATATACCCGTTGTAACATTCGATGCCGAAATCAAGTTAGACCCAGCTATGTTACCATAAATGTTACTGTTCGTGAACAGATTACCGACCGTGATATTCGATGCCGAAATCAAGTTAGACCCAGCTATGTTACCATAAATGTTACTGTTTGTGAACAGATTACCGACCGTGATATTCGATGCCGAAATCAAGTTAGACCCAGCTATGTTACCATAAATGTTACTGTTCGTGAACAGATTACCGACCGTGATATTCGACGCTGAAATAAGATTTGAACCCGATATTTTACCGTACATTGTGTTCGTCGCAACGACGTTATCTCCAAATACGTTACTGTTTACCGTAACCGTGGTTATATTACCGGATGTGAGTGTTAAGTTATTTTGAACGATTACGTTACCGTAGACGTGTAAATCTATGACATTCGCCAAATCGGGTGTGACTTCAGTATCTAATGAATTGTTTAGTGTATACCCAACCATCATTTCTTTTTCGTCACCACGGAATGTTATGGTTGGACTAGCGTCGTCGTTTGGTTGTTTCATGATAATACCAATATCCGTAGTCGATATTTGGTTATTGTTTGCAAGACTTATAATGGCGTCTTCGAACGTTGTATTTGTCGTATCTATTGTTGTTGTCGTGCCTTCTACAAGAAGGTTGCCTTTTATATGAGCATCTTTTTGTACCGTAATATAATCTGTTTTCGTATAGTTAGAAACGTTTACGTTACCAGTAACTTCGACAACGTTTGAACCTAGCGTATCCATAACAAGATTGGAACCAACTAAAGCTTTTCTAGAAGTAAACGTGTTTCCCGTAACTTCGACGACATTAGACCCTAGTGTATCTATAGTAACATTCGACCCAACTAAAGCTTTTCTAGAAGTAAACGTGTTTCCCGTAACTTCGACGACATTGGATCCTAATGTATCTATAGTAACATTAGAACCAACAAGTACCTTTCTAGACGTATACGTGTTCCCCGTAACTTCAACGACGTTGGAACCTAACGTATCCATGACAAGATTCGAACCAATTAGAGCTTTTCTCGAAGTAAAAGTGTTCCCCGTAACTTCAACGACGTTGGAACCTAACGTATCCATGACAAGATTCGACCCAACTAAAGCCTTTCTCGAAGTAAATGTGTTCCCCGTAACTTCAACGACATTGGAACCTAAGGTATCCATGACAAGATTCGACCCAACTAAAGCCTTTCTCGAAGTAAATGTGTTCCCCGTAACTTCAACGACATTGGAACCTAACGTATCGATAGTTACATTTGAACCGACTAAGGCCTTCCTAGATGTATACGTATTACCGGTCACAACTAATATATTTGAACCTTTATCGTCTATGAACAAATTTGAACCAACATCTAACGTGTGTATGGGTGAAGTGTTTAGTATACCAACGTTACTACTGGTTATAAATGCCGTAACAGGTGTATTGAATTCTACAGTTTTAGTCGCAGCAGCATTACCTTGTGTAATAATATTATCTAGAGTCAGATTTGATAAAAAGTAACTATCCCCGTGGTAAAATGCAGCACTAACATTACCGGTCGTACTAAACGCGTTTATTGAACCGGTTGGGTGTTGTAAAAACGTACTCGAACCTAAACTTAAACCTGTTATGGTTGGATTATTGTTAGATAGACCAATATGGTCTAACGTAATCGAATCCGTATCTATTCTACCCGCAACTTGAATTTGATTAGTTACACTAGAGTCTATTAAAACGGAAGGACCTATGCGTACTTCACCTCCTTGAGTTACGTGAAAGTCTGAACCTATATCGAGTGCATGTGTAGGGTTAGTATTCTGTATACCGACATTACCAGTTGTTACAAACGCGGTCGTTGGATTTATAAATTCTAAAGTATTCGACGTAACGTTACCTCTTTGAGACACGAACTGTAAATTTGCGTTAAATAAATCAGCACTCGCCGTGTTAGAGTTGACTATTTCTTTCGTGACTGTGTTATAACTCAAAACTGTTATTTCTGGTACAGATGGATCGACTGTTCGCATAGGTGTTATGTAAACACCCCCTGCAGTTGAAGCATCTATGGCTACATTAGAGGCATTGAAAACGATGGTATTTTCAGCCTGGTCGTCCGTAGCGTGTTTACCAAACCGGATTTTGGTAGACCGCTCGATGGTAGGTATGTTTTTAACCATTTAATATAAGTGTGTATTTTAATTTGCGTAAGTGAGGCCGGCCATGCCATTTTCGATACGGAGTATGTTATAGTTAACCGCGTATATGGGGTCGTTAATGGTCATGGTCTCACTTATAATTTTTGCTGAATCTAATCTACTGAAATTAAGTGTTCCCGTTGGTTGAAGTGAACTTGTTGATAAGCAGAAACAGTGTAAAAAGAAATCGGGTGACGTAACAAACGTCGTGTGATAATAATTGGGTATTTCCATGAAATGAGGTTTGCCAAACTTAAAATTGCATATATCGAGTCCGTTTATTTCTATTTTTATCTTGTTTGTATCGGATGTGAGTGCACCACCCGTTGTCGTATCCGAACACGCGAGATACTTTACTGGGTGGTTAAACGTGAGTTCTTGTGTAAGTTCTCTCGAAGGAATACTTTTTTGTACCTGGGTAATGATTAACTCGTGATTTCTAGAGGCAAAATTACCACGTTCTTCGTTATCTAAGTAATAGTAGTTGGAATAACAATCAAATTCATAATTACCTGCGTCTGGTCCCCAGTAAATTCTAATTTCAACTTCGTGATAATGCATTGCTATTATTGGTAAAGCACACTGTGGACCTTCACAAAAGAAGAAACGTAAAGGGTAGAAGTAGGAACGGGCGCTTACACCTGGGTGTGTACCTAAGGCGCTTTTCGATATGTTGTTTGCAAACGTATCTATGGCGATCTTTTCCGTAAAAACGGCGTCCTGTGTATCTATGACTTGACCACCTATGAGCAGTTCGACTTTGTCTATGAGGGTATCCCACCTTTGGATATCGAGTGCTTTTGTGTTATTGTGTATCGTGAAATACGTGTATCCTAAAAGATCACCGGACCTTGTAAACTTGACCGATGACATAGCGTTACTTTTCACAGCTCCTTGTATCGTTTGTTTTTCTATGGATTGTGAAAAGTTAGAATGCCTTTTAAATGTTGAATTAAAAAACGATATTTCCGGTTTTCCCATAATGTGTTCGTCTTGAGCACCTACGGCAATGAGTTGAACTACACCAGAAGACATTTATAATAAGAAAAGGTTAAAAAACGTCCTGAAATTATTCATAGGACAAATTTCTTTTTTTGCATACAAATCTAAAAACAAAAACTGCATCGCCACAATCTGCCGCTGTACCATCTTGTTTATCTAAATTGAACGTCAATCTATCGATCTTTCGAATGGGATTATAGTATTGTTGAACGATTGGATACTCGTTTCTAAAAAATACGGCTTTTTGACCACCCGAAGCCGCGTGTAATTTGTGTTCACACACGATCGTACCGAATATACCGTTTAAGTGATTATCTGCGTCATCGAGATTGTTTTTACCACGTTGACTGAAGTACGTTTTGAGTTCTTCTATGCCTACGTGTATACACCTTTGAGTATCACCGGTAGTGTTAATACTTGCAGCTAATAACTGTGCCTGGACAACGTTCTCGAGTGGGGTTGGTAAATATAGAGTAAAGTCGGTATCACTGACAGTATCCAGGTTATCGAGTACAACTGTATGGTGTTCGCATTCGAAATCAGGTAATGTTGATTGACTAGTCACTAAAGCCATTTATATATACTGGAGATTTTACTTCATCTTATAATTCAATTGTCCGTTGACCATTTCCTGTCCCCCGCAAACACCACCTCGGCTATCCGAGTAGTACGACTTACCGAGGCACTCTTCCTTGGATTCGAGATCGAAGATAGAACCTTCGTTTACAGTCTCAATTTCGACTGGGCTGTAATAACTTTTCTTTGGTTTCAGTAGCTGAAGAACCCACAAGAGTACGAATATGACGACTATCGCCCTGAGAGCATTTTTATTTGTGTTGTTGAGTTTCATTATTTGTTATGAACTGAGATTTTTTTATAAAGTGCGTTAAAGAAATTATAATAGTTTCAATATAAAGAGTAATGGACGGAGAGATTATTCTTAATCGTGGCGATACCAACGTTATGAAACTAGATGATAACGAACAAGCACTCATGAACGAGATAGAAATAGAAGTTCCCAGGCCTCAATCTGTTAGAAAACAAATGCCTAGACAAAAAACACAGTTTGTTCCGCCACAGGCGCAGTATTTTCAGGAAGATATAGACTCGTTTGCGAACCCAAATAAACAAAACCCACCATCCGCTCCACCCCCAGAAGAACCAGTCGATTACGGTGAATACGACAATGAACCTGATATGGACTACGGTGGAGGGGGAGGAGGGTACGTTATGGAAGAGGAAGAAGAAAAACCTTCACCTGGGTACAAAACTATCGACGAAGAAAAAGCGGACCTCGTGAACAAACTCGGGCGTTTGGAAAAAAAGGGGTTTACTGTGAACAAGCGTTTAAATGTTTATTCCCCTATAGATGAACTTCGGAATGAAGTTAAGCGAATAACGTATAGCATAGACGTCGATAAGTCTATAAAGTTCTCGAGACGCATGCTTATTGCGTGTACAACAGGTCTCGAGTTTTTGAACAAAAAGTATAACCCGTTCGAGATTCAACTCGACGGTTGGTCGGAGAATGTTATGGAAAACGTTGACGATTACGATGAAGTTTTCGAGGAACTTTACGTAAAGTACAGGACAAAAATGCACGTTGCACCCGAAGTTAAGCTCATAATGATGCTTGGTGGTTCGGCAATGATGTTCCACTTAACGAACAGTATGTTCAAATCAGTCATGCCTAATATGAATGACGTGATTAAACAAAACCCAGGACTGGTTCAGAATATGATGTCTGCGGTTCAGAACACAGTGTCTAAATCTCAACAACAAGGTACGTCGAACGATGTTTCGAACGAAGGTGGTGGGAGACACGAAATGCAAGGACCAGGATTTGACATTTCGAGTCTCATGGGTAACATAATGATGCCTCCACAACCACCCATGAATACAACAAGTTTGGAAAGAAGAGAAGAACCCGAGATCGATATTGAAGACGATATTTCGGATATAGCTGAACCACCCGTATCAGAAGACGTCGCTGACGAAGATGGTGAAGTTCGAGAAGTTAAAGTTACTCAGACCAAGTCCAAAAAAGGTGGTGGTCGAAAGAAAAAGACGGTCGAAATTAATTTGTAAACATAGTATAGTATAGATGATAGCTTATTGTCCTCTAGATGAAGAACCCTTCGAAAGACCAATCCCCACCAGGGTTCGTCCGACGATGGAGGTTGTTACTAGTAGAACACCACCACCAAAACACAGTAAGGTTTTGGGTAGAGACAATACAGAGTGTAACTACGTTGTTATGTTTTTCATAGCGGGTGTTGTAGCCCTTGCGTTAATAGATTCGCTTCCGAGAAAGTAAAAGTAAAAAACTTTCTACCATTGTGTTTTTTTCCAGAATGGTAGAAAATAAGTATTAAATTAAACGTTATCCGTGAACGTTTCGTACCCTTTTTTGAGTTCGGTGTATAGTTCAGATACTATGTTAATGTTTGAATCTACACTGATGTTAGAAACGGTAATAAGCTGATAATCAATCGGCATTTTACCTTGTGTTTTTGCATCTTTATTAACGTGGTGTTCGAAATAACCCGTTATGGTATACGTATTTGAATTTGAAGAAAGTTCAATACTCACGTGTTCTCTATTACGTTTACGTATTCCTACGTAAAAATTAGATAATTCTACGCCTGTACTACCAATTGTTTTAGTTTCGTTAACCTGTATTCCCATTTTGTATTTGCTTTACTTTAGAAAAATATAATTATTTTAAGTTTTACACTCACTTAATTTATTTCCAAGTTCTTTTATTTTAGAGTTAAGTTCTTTTATAGCTTCTACGAATATACCTGCCATGTTTCCATAAGCTATACCATACCCTAATTCTTCTGAACCAGATACAGCTTCTGGTAACACTTCGAGTAATTCTTGGGCAACTAAACCTGTATATGCTATACCATCTTTTTCATACGTGTACCCATTTATTTTTTCTATTTTAGAAACTGGATCTTCTATAGTTTTAAGATTTTTCTTACTTCTCAAATCGGAATACGCGGTAACGTTTCCAGTTGCATATATATCACCCGCGACGTCGAGTTTATAAGATGGTGACGTTGTTCCTATACCCAAATTACCGCTATAACGGTCTAATGTCATTTTTGTATTAGATCCTACATCCCCCCAATCACTACTCCATTTAAATTTGTGATTATCACTAGTATCTACGCCACACGCCCAACTTGCCCAGCCATTTATATCAAAGGCTATATAAGCATCACCCGCGGATGAACCAGCCACTCTTAAGGTTAGTATAGCATCTTGTCCAGCACTATTGTTTGGATTATACACGTATATAGCATTAGCCGTTTGAGTAGAACCTGATGGTTCTATATACAATTTCCCATTGGATGAAGATGTCCCTATACTTACGTTACCCGAATTATAGTATATGTTTGAACCCGAGGTTGTCCATACACTACTTCCACCACCACCACTAAACACTGAACCGTTTTGGTAGAGCGTTCCCGTAAAGTTTATATCACCCAAGACATGGAGATCATAGGTTGGATTCATTGTTCCTATACCAATACCGTCTATATCGATCGTTAATGCATGTACAACACCAGTTGTGAGACTGTTGTTTGACGTACCGTTACACACGTAAAAGTCTATACCATTATCAGTAGTTGAAGAATTATGTCGTGTTCGTATAAAATGACTATATTGGGATGTACCATTCCAACCAAACTGTATTTGTGGCCAAGAACCATTTGCTGCCTGATTGGAATCACCGTTTCTTAAAAGCATACCGCCATACGTACCTGTAGTACTTACGTCAAGTAATCGGTAAGGAGATGATGTTCCTATACCAACATAGCCCGAATTATAGTATATATTTGAACCCGATGTTGTCCATACACTACTTCCACCACCGGAAGCCGCCTGCCAAGTTGGTGCACTTGTTCCATTTGATGTGAGTACATAACCAGCTGTACCTGCACTACCATTTGCACGTAATGCACCTGTAAAGTTTATATCACCCACGACGTGAAGGTTATAGTTTGGACCTGTTGTTCCTATACCGACATTACCCGTAGGAGTTTCTACAAAAAGACCTGTGGTACCTGAAATTGAAGTTCCGGGGGATATCCTGAATCCGTTAGCGCCTAATTGTGTGTAACCAATAGTCATATAATCAAAAAAACTATCATTCCAAAACGTTAGTGAAGTATTGTAATAACCTCGTATTGTTACATGTCCATCATATCCACTACCACTGGATGCACTAAACATAGCGAGTGGAGATGAAAAATTCACACTAGCATTTTTATAAACTTCAAATTGTCCGGACGGAGTCGTTGTTCCTATACCGACATTACCCGAATTGTAGTATATGTTTGAACCCGAGGTTGTCCATACACTACTTCCCCCTCCACTAAACGCTGAACCGTTTTGGTAGAGCGTTCCCGTAAAGTTTATGTCACCCACGACGTGAAGTTTATAGCCTGGTGATGTTGTTCCTAAACCCAAATTACCAGTTGTTAAATTTAAATTAAATACATCGTTAGCCGAAAAAGTAGAAGACCTTTTTATTATACATTGACCAGCAATACCATCTAAACCCATAGTACAGTCATAACCACCGGTATAAAATTTCATATAAGGTTTTGCAGAAGAGCTGTCATATATTGATAAACCTGCTTGATTATTACTCACTATATCCAATTTGTGCCCACTATATGGTGCTGTTGACATTCCTATACCGACATTACCCGAATAGTATATATCTGAACCCGAGGTTGTCCATGGACTACTTCCACCGGATACTGTTGTCCAAGTTGGTGCACTACCCGTTCCACTCGATGTGAGTACTTGACCAGATGTACCTGCGCTACCATTTGCGTATAATGCACCTGTAAAGTTTGACGTACCCACGACGTCAAGTTTATAAGCTGGTGACGTTGTTCCTATACCGACATTACCCCCTAGGTCAACGTAAAAGTATGGGTTACTTGTAAGTGTGTTACCCGCAGATATTACGAATCCGTTGACAGAAAAGTTTTGTTGATAACCTATAGTAAAATCAGATCCAAAATTATGACAATAAAAGTTTAATGCACTATTCTCCCAACCTTCTATTTGTGTATATGCATTATATCCCCCATTCGTTGTAGCAGCAGTAAATTTAGCGATTGGATTTGAAGCCGAGGATGTACTCGAGACTTTAACTTCAAGATTTGAAGACGGAGTCGTTGTTCCTATACCAACACTACCCGAATTATAGTATATGTTTGAATTTAATGTTGACCATGGACTACTCGCTATTGTTGTCCAAGTTGGTGCACTACTCGTTCCACTCGATGTGAGTACTTGACCAGATGTACCTGCACTACCATTTGCGCGTAATGTACCTGTAAAGTTTATATCACCCACGACGTGAAGTTTATAGTTTGGACCTGTTGTTCCTATACCGACATTACCCAAACCATTGATTCTGATCCTTTCTAAATTAGACGTGTAAACTACAAATGTATCATTTAAAGGAAACCCAAACTTTGCAATGGTATTACCCGTGTGTGTGATATAATCGGCAATATCACCGGTAAATCCGGGAGCTGCCTGCCAAGTTGGTGCACCTGATCCACTCGATGTGAGTACTTGACCAGATGTACCTGCACTACCATTTGGGCGTAATGCACCTGTAAAGCTTATATCACCCGCGACGTCAAGTTTATAAGATGGTGCTGATGTTCCTATACCCACGTTACTACTTGTTACCAATGAAGTTGACGTATTTGTAAACTGTATAGTATTAGAAGTCGTATTACCATTATTCGCAATATCTTCTAAAGTGAGTGTTTCCAAAGTACTTATCCTCGACGCGTTACTCGTCATATCAGTTTCCAAAGTACTTATCCTCGACGCGTTACTCGTCATATCAGTTTCCAAAGTACTTATCCTCGACGCGTTACTCGTCATATCGGTTTCCAAAGTACTTATCCTTGAAGCGTTACTTGTAAGATCAGTTTCCAAAGTACTTATCCTCGACGCGTTACTTGTAAGATCAGTTTCCAAAGTACTTATCCTCGAGGCATTACTCGTCATATCGGTTTCCAAAGTACTTATCCTCGACGCGTTACTCGTCATATCGGTTTCCAAAGTACTTATCCTCGACGCGTTACTTGTAAGATCAGTTTCCAAAGTACTTATCCTCGAGGCGTTACTCGTCATATCAGTTTCCAAAGTACTTATCCTCGACGCGTTACTCGTCATATCGGTTTCCAAAGCAATTCCCGTGAGTGTAGTACCATTACCGTAAATGTTACCTAATACTTCTAAATCTTTGGATACTGTAAGTCTCGAATAATAATTTAAACCCTCGGTAAAATGGTAAGTATGAACAGAACCAGACGACGTGTTACTATAATAAGTTTCTTCATTCGCTCCTACTATACTAATCGCACCATCGTAAGATGCGGAAACTGAACTACCAAAAAAACCATTGTTTTGTGCATTAAGTGAAGATAATATCGTATGATCAAACCATTCTGTTCCTATACGTACGTATACATAAGTTGTTCCATCGTTTGTATATATGTTTGGATTTGAGTTTTGTGGAGCTGATACTAAAGCAACGTTACCGTTTCCTGATAAAGAAACGCTATAGGCACCAAATTTTGGAGTACTAGAAACATTTCCCCAAGGAACTAATTTATATTCTTCCGACCAAGTTGTTCCTGAACGCGTAAACACGTAAACTGTATCCTTACTAAAACAACCTACGAGGGCTGTGTTACCGTCATCTGAAATAGAAACACGAACTCCAAATTGGTTAAGAAATCCTGCATCGGACGCTGTTAGTATTCCCTCTTCTGTCCATGTTGTTCCCGAACGTGTAAATACAGTAGCTGAACCCGATTGAAGTATAGAGTTTACAGTATCACTTTTATTTCCAATAATAACTGTATTACCGTCGTAAGAAATATCAACTGATTCACCAAACTGTTCACCTCTATCTACACCCGACCCTATTATTTTAGCTTCTTGAGACCAAGATGTCCCCGAACGCGTAAACACGTAAGCTGAACCTGAAGGGTATCCGGGAGTGATTGACGCTTCACGATAAGCTCCAACAATAGCCGTATCACCGTCTCCAGATATAGAAACACTAAGTCCAAATTCATCGTTACTTTCTACATCTGATGATACAAGTTTAGCTTGTTGGGTCCAAGTTGTTCCTGAACGCGTAAACACGTAAGCTGAACCACCGTTGGTAGTTGAGTTTGGATCTTCTAAAAAAGCTCCTGTTATGAATGTGTTACCATCGTGTGATACCGATACGGATATACCAAGATGATCATTATCGGCTACATCCGAAGATGTTAATTTAGCTTGTTGCGTCCAAGTATTTCCAGAACGTACAAAAATGTAAACCGAACCACCATTGGATATGCTATTAGCAACAGTATACGGTGTTCCTATTACCGCAGTGTTACCATCTCCAGATACAGATACAGAAGTCCCAAAACCATCGAATACATCTATATCCGATGATACTACGAACGAACTTTCGTAATTACTGGTTCTATTAATAAAGTTAACATATGCATTATTACTCGTATAAACATTATTTGTTTGTTGTGTACTGAACACATTTATGTTACTCACTTGTAAATCACCAATTATGCTTACGTCACTCACATATAAGTCATTACTTATATTTACATTACCTACAATATCAAGTTCATAATTCGGAGAATTTGTTCCTATACCAATAGAATTAATATAATTATTACTCGTATGTATCCATTGAACATCGGAGACAATTTTAAGTTCACTTATCGCTAAAAAGGCATTGCTTGTCGAACTTATTTCTTGGCCAACTAATCTAAAATGCGTATAAGCATTTGTATTGGTAAACGATATATCTGTGTATTCTCCGGTCGTATACGTTTGATTCGCAAAACTATGTATTTCTGTCCAAGTGGATCCATCGTTACTTCCCAAAAGTTTACCAGTTTTGGCACAAAAAGTAGTAAAACTATCATGTGGTGCAATTTTTATTCGAGTTGTAATTATACTCGTTGGAACCTGTAGTTGTATCCATTCACCGTTTACTGTTGAACTTCCATTGTACGTTGTAGAATTAGTACCAATATAAGTTCCTCCTGAATAGTCTACACCTGATAACCACCCTTCCGTTCCTATTATATGATTAAATGCTTTCCATGATTGATATGAACCACTATAATAAGTGCTAGACGATGCTGTATACCCACCTGAACTTGCTGAAGTCATTGCCGTTATAGGGTATAGGTATGAGAATAAATTGGTTTCCCATGGAGAAAGAGGAAGTAATACTCCACCTTGGTAAATATTACCGGAAAAGTTTATATCACCCGCGACGTCTACATCACCACCAACTACCAATCTTTGTGTAGGTGGACCCCATAAATACATATCTTGAGCTGTTGGTACATACGCATTCTGTGAACTATTATACTGATCACCGAATGCTATCATACCAATATAACAATCTGTTATGCTATCACCAAGTGGTGAACCTATATAAAATTGTTTAGCAAAACCCGAAAAAGTTATAGTACCGTTCCCAGCCCAAGGTATAGCAACGTTATTTATATATAAAGAATTTATAAGAGAACTTTGAGATGCAATCCATATGTGATACCATTTGTTTGTTTCAAATAACACTGGATCTGTGGTTTCTGTTGTAATTGTACCAAAGTTTATAATAAGTTTTGTACTTGTTAATTGAATTCTAGCACCAGTACTGTTTGTATTACTCGGTGTACCAAAACTTATAAGAGTAGCAGGTGATGTAAGGGAAGATTGTGGTGATGATAGTTTAAACCAAAAAGAGACTGCAAATCCACTATTGCTATAAACAGTTGGGTAATTAGTATTTTCGGAATAACCGGATGAGGAATCAAAGTAAAACGCACATTCATCTTCGCTATATAATAAGTTATTTATACTACCAGATGAATAAGCTCTATATTTACCAGTCCACGGTGTATTATTAATTGCGATTACATTTGAGTGTATTTGATTTGAACCTTCGAAATTATATACACGGGGTGAACGTGTATCATATAAAATTCTCCAAGACCATTTATCCGAACCGAATATATTTTGACATTCGGGCCAACCAATGTTAAGTCTACGTCTAGTAAAACAATCGCCTTCTATATCTAAAAGCGCTTTCGCGTTACACTGCATTTCCGACGTTGAATGAACACTTGTGTTATCTGGTAGATGCATTTCGGCGTTTAATTTAATGAGACCTTGTTGATTTACGGTTATAACAGGGTGATGATCATAATCACCATCACCTCTAACATAAGAGTCTACTCTAAATTCGTGTGTTTTGAAACGTATCATGTCTTGAGCTTCGCGTTGAGACTTCTTAGAGAATATGAGTTCGGAGTACCCTTGTTCCCATTCACTAAAATTTGTACTATCGTAATGGTATATTCTATTTTCAATTTGTGTTTGTTCGTAGGAATTGTCTCTATAGGTACCACCAAATGCGAGTTTTTTAGGGTATGAATTGTTCGTTGTACCATCGTTAGGTCCGATAACTAAAGTATCAGCCGCTAAGTAACCACCAGAGAGTGTATTACCGTCTATGGTTTGGGTTAGTTTAAAATAAAAAGAAGGTATAATACTACCGTTTACACCGCTTACCGACAGTGTATTACCTCTTGATATACAAATAGCACCAAGTAATCCATCAGTGTTACCATTTTGACCTATAGTATCGGTGATTTCAGTAGTCGTTTCGAAAAACGCTTGACCGTTAAAGTCATAAACCATTATTCCACCTTCGGTATTTCCATAAGGTGTAGCGTATGAAGGAGGTGCTTTTAATAGTAAACACGCTATGCGTTTACCCGCAAAATCTATATCAAAATATTTACCTAATCTATCACCCGGTTGTTGTCCAATTACTCTACCTGGAGATAACTCCCAATCATTACTAGAACTATTATATTTCCAAGCTTCAATTTTACCCCAGTGTGCACCACCTTGTGAGCCAGAAAATCCGTACCTTGGTGAACCACCAATAACATAATCACCATCCGTCGAAATTTTAACTTTTTCACCGCACGATGGAAAATCCCACGCGTACGGTGGATTATTTGTAGCTGTCGATAAATCCTGTTCCGAGTTACCTGTTATAAAAAGAGTTGCTCTGGCATTACCTGCTTGCCATTGTTGGGTTAAATCGGGTCTAATCCATACCTGAATATGACCTAACATAGCTGTATTTTGTAAGTAATCATCTAAGATCCTGTTAACACTACCAGACCAGGGGTTACCCGTAGTTACGTGTTGTGTATTTGAACTATTTATAACAGGTACAGGTGTACCTGGAGCACCTATAGCTAAATATTGACCATAGGGTGACATACTTACACTATGACCAATTCTATGTCCGGAATCTGTTACGTAATAGTAATCAGTTCCGTCTTTAATTACGGGGTAAGATGCCGTAAATGGATTTGAAAGTGGTATATCATACCCGTCGTAATTATAAGTTGGTTGTGCGTAATAGTTAATTCCAATATCATGACCACTGGGAGGTGCACCGAGAGTTTGCACAATCCATGCTTCTCCGTGATCACTCGGTGTACCATCTCCAGGTGCGCCTATAGCTAAATATTGCCCTGTATTTTTTGATAAAGATACAGAATACCCAAAATTGATAGATGGTGTAATGTGACTTTTATATTTCAAAATTAGTGCGCTTGGTTCTATTTTTGTTAGTACAGGGTTTAACCATATATTCGAAGCTTCTGTGTTTGAATTATATACGTAAACGTTATTTTCTAAAGGTGAACCGACTACAACTAAATCACCGTCCCATGTACACGAAACGTCTTGACCGAACCCACTCGGACCAGTTGTTGAATATTCTTGTGTCCATACATTTGCTGATTCGTGATACATGTATATTTTAAAAGTATTTGTAACGTTAGATGTTGCAAATAAATACGTTTCATCGAATGACATATCCAAAGCTGTAGCTTGGAAACCTGAAAGAACAGGTCTTACACGACTACCGGAATCGTACGACATCTATTATACTATAAGAATTAATTCAAGTTTATATTTTTCGGTGGTCTCTCTGCTACGACTACAGTATCCTTTATATTTAAAGACCTAACTAATATAGTATCCGCTTGTATATATCCACCAGTTGGTGATGTTATTACACCATTAACATACAAACTGTTTGAAAGGTATGTATTACCATTTTTTACTATGAGAACGTCAACGCCTGAAGTGTTATTAACAACACTGAGTACTTCACCTACATCGAGTGTACTTGTAGGATCCATATTTGCTATACCCACATTACCATCGGTAACAAAAGATACGGACGTGTTCGTAAACTGAACCGTATTAGACGTTGTATTACCCGTATCGGTAACTTGTTGTAAATTGGGTTGATAAGGTGCAGACCATTCAAAGTCATTACCACTACTATTTACGGTTAATACATCACCAACCGTCGTACTTACAGGTAATTTTGTAAGTTGATTTGTGTTTGTACCAACGAGTAAATCGCCTTGATTGTACGTATTGAAACCTGTTCCTCCGTATAAGTTAGATAAAACACCAGAGTCTATGTTACTCGCGTTAGAACTTGTTATACCCGTACCATCGCCGTAAATGTTTATTGCGTTTACGTTTGATACGAATATGTCACCTTTACTATCTCTTGCAACGAGTTGGTTAGCAAAGTTTTGTACATTTGCTACTACGCGAAGGTTTGCATCTGTTATACCGGACCAAGGTCCACCTGTTATATAATCGTCCGTATATAAATTGGCTATGGTACCCGAAGCCGTAGAAGACGGATTTTCCCATGTTGGTGCACCGCTTGTTCCGTTTGTTGTTAAAACATAACCAACTGTACCAGGTGAAAGATTTGATAAAGACGTTGAAGTATCTGCGTATAGTATATCACCCACGTTATAACTTGTTAAACCTGTACCACCATGATCTACCGCTAAAGTTCCTAGACTTATGTTACTCGCGTTTAAATTCGTTATACCTGAACCATCACCATTTAAAGAACCGTTAACGACCGTAAAATTATTTTGAACGAACAAGTTACCGTATACTTGTACCTTAAGTTCTTGATTATCCATGTTTAAAACATGGTTATCGGATGTAGTATTTTGTGTATACCCTAGCGATAGTTCATGCGTAGGTGGGTGGTATATTATACCTACGTTTGCGTACGTACCACTGTCATCGTGTTCCATGATTATACCCGTATCGAGATCGTGAACGGCATTGTTTACACCTATACCAAAAATTCGATCTTCAATAACAACATTATTTGACGTGAAAACTGTAGTATTACCAGCTAAAGTTAAGTTACCACTTATTTCAGCTTCGGCGGCGTTTATTATGTATTTACCAGATACTGGGTCGACGTACGTAGGTGCATTTTTCAAAAACCCATCCGTTCCAACCATAGTGAGGTGTTGTTTGTTTGTATCTATGAGACCGGCTATACTTACGTTACTACCTATGTTAATATTACTCGAAGTGACTAAAGATGTCGTTGTATTATTAAATTGAACTATGTTGGTTGTCGTGTTTCCCGTGTCGGTAACATCTTGTAACGTTTTTGTTTTGGTATCTAAAAGTGAAGGTTCTATTTTTTTGAGTTCGTTACCTGTACTGTTTACGTAAATATACGACGGTTGTGAAGTTACAATTTCTGCGTTTGGTATATCGTTTGCTCTACCAACACCCGTAACAAGAATTTTACCCCCCGATTTAACACAAATACCGACGTTTTGAATTTTATCCGTATTACCGAACGGGGTCGTGTTCATTAACCCTCCTACAACGGTATTACTTACGTAAAGTATTTCACCTACCTGAAAATTTGGGTTTAGTGAAGGCATGCTAAAAACACCGAACGTAACGACGTGTCCGTTATCGTTTTGATTTATGCTACCGTCCATAACCACACCAATGGCCGGCATTTTCGTAGGATCGGATGAATCTGCTTTGTGTACTATGGGTGTATCTCCGGTTGCTCCGGAAACGTACACGATATCACCTTTTACGAGATTTTCTCCCGCTTTAACTTCGACAGATGTAAAGTCTATGTAATCGTCTATCCAGTTACCCGAATTGTATACGAGACTTTTATGATCATTTGGATCCGTTATTATGACGTTAGAGAGTTGGTCGAGTTTTACTAAAACATTTGAATTGAGATCGGTCGTAAACGCGGTATGTGCATTTGTAAATCGAACAGTGTTTGAAGTTACGTTACCGTTATCGGTAACTGTTTGTAAAGTACCTATAGCTGAACCCAAATTTATATTTGATAAACCACCACCATCGCCTATAAATATACCTGGTGATTGTAAAACAATATCTAAAGTAGCTACGTTACCATTTTCTAAAACATTTTGTAGATTGGACGTGGTTTCTCCTCCAGAACCTTGATACTTTTGTATGTTACGACCTGAATCACAACAGGGCATTCTTACAAATACAAGTGATTATTTTTAGGGTAAAATGAGGCATTTGCCCTTTTTAAAAAAGTCTGGTTCTTCTTCGTTTCTTACACGTGGTATTTTAAAACCACCTTGCCTGTACACTTTGAGACGTTTGTTATACATAGCGTGACAAATAGACCATTGATCGAAAATATCGTAAATGTGAGGGTTATTCTTTTTACCGTGTGTTTCACGCATGATTCGTCCTATAGATTGAACTATATCTGACTTAGGCGTAGCAAGTATAACCGTATCGAGCGAAGGTATATCGAGACCTTCGTGTGCTTGACTAAACGTCGCGAAAATGATTTGTTTTTTACTCGATTCGGTTAACTCGGCTTCTTTCATACCACCCATGTATAAACCCGACGTTTTCTTAAAACTTTGGTGAAGTACTTCACAGTGGTGGCGACGATCGCTTAATACGAGAACTTGACGCGTTCCCTTAACGATATTTTTTATAAGGTTTAGTATGACGATATTTCTTGCGCGATCTTCGGTAAGTTCGGTAATCATGGTTGCTAAGGATAGTTTACCAAAACGCGTACACGGTGGTGGTTCGCTATAACGATGACACGAGTATTCTATGGGGAAAACCTCGACTTGTTGTTGATTTTCGCGCTCTACGGCAAAGAATGTTGGTCCCATGAACCAGTGTAGAACCTTCGTAAGACCGTCTTTACGCGTAGGCGTTGCCGAAAGACCAAAAATGTGTTTGGGACACATTTTGAATAGAGATTGGGAAAACACTTTCGCGCATATATGGTGTGCTTCGTCAACAATCAAAGTCCCTATCGTATCGAAATCGTTAAACGAGTACTCTTTGAGTGATAAGGATTGGAGCATGGCAATGACGAAATCGCATTCCGTTTCTTTTTTGTCTTGTTGTACTATACCTATGGATGCCCCGGGACAAAACTGTTGGATACGTTCACGCCACTGGTTTGCTAAGAACTCTTTGTGAACGACAATCATGGTTCGGTAACCGAGTTTACACGCTATAGCCAAGGATACGGTGGTTTTACCAAAACCGCACGGAAGTGAAAGAACCCCGTGTCCGGCTTTGAGTGCAGCCGCCAAAGCATCGTTTTGATGTGTTTCGTCGCGTAATTTTCCATTAAACTTGGTTGATATTTTAACTGGTTCGGGTCGACGATCTTCTTTTGCTTTACCAAACTTTTCTTCACCGTAAAATCGGGGAATACATAAACCCGTTTTCGTTTTTCTGAATACCTTAAAGGGAGGCGGAGGAAACCCAAATTCCGTATTTACAACGGCACGAACCGTAAGTTCGTTTTTGATTTCCTGTGTCTCGCCTGTGAGATATCCCGAACGTGTGAGACTCATTTACTGATAATGATTTCGTTTTTTTAATTAAGATTATTAAAGATAAATGTACATAAAAGTATATAAAATGACGGTTATGAAATTAGAGGAAAATATCAAGAAAATGAGCGAAGAACTCGAGAAAATGAAATTAGAAACGTATAGATTGGAAGGTAGTTTGAAGATGTTAATTGCCATTAAGGAAGGTGGTATTGAAGAATTGGATTTACCAAACATTAAAGAAGAGGAAAAGGAAAAGGACAAGTAATTACGCTGTACTTTTGATATATTTTAAAACCCACGAATACCCACTGTGTTCGTGAGCATTCCAAACACCGTTAAACTGAAGTTCAGTTTCTATGGTATCACCTTTTACAAGTGATTGCACGGGTTTATCACCTTCGACGTTACACATGACGCGACGGTACCTGAACGGAACTTTCACTTTTAAAACGTTACCTTCGAGCGGGTCGTCGAGCTTATCCGGAAAGAGTATAACATCTGATCTGTTTATATGTAGAGCGAGTACACGTTCTCTAAAATTATCGGGTACGGTAATCCTAATATACTTTTTTTCATTATATTCATACATTGGTTCATAGACGACGGCTTTAACTGAATACAACATTCAATCTTATATATATCAATACGAGCACCAAAACTATAAGTATGAATAGTATGTGCGATGTTAATAACAATTGTTTTGGTTTTCTCGAACCATATTCTTTATGACAAAACGATCTACCTACTTCTACGGCGGATTCTAAACTTGCAAAGGGTGTGTTTCTTTCAGACATCATACCACAAAGAGCTACTTTAGAACATTCTCCGTAAAATGGGATTTGCCCTTTTAAACCAAGAACACCGGAAGACTGTTCAAATACCCATTTACCATCTTTCCACGAAGAACCCCACGCTATTCTTACGTTTTTAGGTTTTGGTAAGTCCAATTGTGATAAAACTCTCACTTTT